CGACTTTTGATTGCCAGAAATCAGGCAGATCGTCATGAGTGAATTCTTCGCCAACCTCAAGCTGGCGCATCACTCCTTTTTCCAGGATGTTAAGCCCGGAGTGCGTCACGCGGTATTTTTTCTTAGACATTTAATTAAATCTCCAGTTAAGAAAGGGGCCGTAGCCCCAATCATCACAGTGGTGCCTGGTTTCCATAACCGTGGAAGACTTTACTACGGCCATTGTAATCCTTACGGATTTGCAAGCCCATAGCGCCCCATACCAGGAAGTTGAAATCGGCATGAGGAGTAGTGCGCGGCTCAGCATAGGTAGACACTGGCTGACCAACACGCGGACGAATGTACAGGTCATTGCGAACATAAGCAACGAACTGGTTACCGGTCAGCAGGTAGTTGGTGCCAATCTTACCGATGCGGCCAACGTTGCCAGTGCGACCAAAGCTCAGCACGTAATCTTCAATAGTGCCCGCCTTGAAGCCCTGAGAGTCAGAATATGGGCGGCTCAGTGAGCGACGAATTGAAGGAGAAACCCAAACATCAACAGGTTCAAACACGTTCTGCGCATCAAATAATGCTGCAATCGTCGAGTTGAAGAACGCTACAATCTCATCAGGTGTCGCAACTTGCAGGTCAATGCCAGACAGGTCAATCTGCACTGTGTTTGGATGGTTGGTGATACCGTAACCGGTATACACGCCATTCACGTTCAGTGAAGTATCGCCAGTCAGCAGGTACTGAGCCATGTCCTGCCGCAGCGCAAACGAAATGTTTGCCTGGTCATCCAGGAACGGGTCGAAACCTTCTGAGCGCATGCCTTCAACTTCACGCCAGTTACGGCCATAGCCTGACTTGAAGATTGGAATCACATCGCCGCTGTAATCGTAGCGAGTTTTATCCAAATCCTCTGGCACCTGACCGGAGATGGTGCGAACTACGCGACCGGCATCAGAAGCAATGCGGCTGATAGCCACAGTCTTACCGATGTCGATGTTTGCAGCCAGACCCATCAGGTCATTCATCATGTCCATGCCCGCTTCGTTGCGGAATACACGGGTAGTGACGTTATCAACTTCACGCCAGAAGTCGCGAGTAATCAGCGCGGTTGCGTTGGTCTGATACTCGGCGCTCAGCGCCTGCTCTTTGTTTGCGAATACCTGGCGGTCAATACCAAGCGCCTTCCACTGACCTGCAACTACTTTAGAGTTGGCAATCAGCGGCTTGCTAAACACTGCTTTCATGATTGTCATATTTATGCGCTCGCTAATTCTGCGTTACCAGCGCGGCGTACAGCTACCAGCTCTGGACCAGTGGATGAAACGGTATAGGCTTCGTGAGCAAAGAACAGAACCTGCTCACCTGCTGCTGCTACTTTCAGAATGCCAGCAGCATTCTTTGACAGCGGGGTGTTTTTCACCAGTGCAGATGATGCCGCTACCAGGGCATGGTAAGTCACGCCGAATTCGCACATCAGAGCAACACCGGTTGCGCCAGCAGGAACTGCTTCTGACACTTCCATGCCGCCGATGTAGTTTTCCTGCAACAGCAGTGGCCAGTCATATGCGCCAGCGGTAGTCGCTGCGACAAACTGACCTGAACCGTTTAAGTGAACCAGTGTGCCAGGTTGAACAGCAACAGCCATGATGGCTTCCTGCACCTGTGGGTCATTCTTGCGGGCTGGACCGCCTTTGATGGAGCCGTAACGAATAGCCATTATTCAGGTGCCTCCATATCTGCCAGTGAACCCTTGGCGCTGTTAGTTTGCGGGTCGCCAGCTTTCAGTGGGGCCGCTTTAGTGGTCTGCGCAAAGGCGTCGCGCAGTGCATCGCCCTGGAGCGAGTTAACCACTGAGTCGGGCCATTTGAGTTCGCTTTTGATGGCGTCACGCATTGTCTGCTCTTCTTTTTTGCTGTTTGCGGTCAGCTGCGACTGCAATTCAGCATTCTGTGCTTTAACTGCCGCCAGCTCAGTGTTGGTAGCGGTAAGCTGCTCCTGCACCGGCTTGAGCGCGTCAGCTAAAAGCGCCTTCATTTCTTCTGCATTCATTCCTGTTTCCTCGCTGTTAGTCTCAACCGGCTCAAGCTCGGTCTTATAAACGGCCTTAACCCGTTCACCGACGAATTGTACCATATCTTCCATGACGATGTAGGGTTGCATATAGGTTTGTCCGTCACGCTCAAAACCGAAGCGATCATCATATACGGCAACGATATAGGGCCAGGAATCCTGGCCGGGAGTTTCAGATTTGAGTATGCCGCGAATCTGCGTGGTGATGTCGTCAAAACTCAGCTTATTGGTAAGAAAGTTTGTAGCCTTCTTCAGCCATGTCATTTTGTTGGCGCTCCGATCAGGGTCTTGCGACTCATTTAAATTAACGGTGATGCGTTCGATTTCCTGGCCGTTGGCAGCGAAGAGGCCAACACCATCCGCAGGGCGGCCAGCGCCGGGAGTGCCAGGTGGGAGAATGGCCAGATGGTCCCACTCCATATTACTGGCAACATAGCTGTAATCTTTCCCCTTTGATGTGCCTTTACGCTCAAGCTTGTTGAGCAGGAGGCCAGTTGATACCTCGACAGGTTCTGATTCGGCATTGGTCATCAGCCCGTCAATGCGCGAAATGATTTCCTTTCCTTTATCGGTAGCACCAGCGATGCGCTCATTGATTTTCAGATCGGTGATTACCTTGCTGCCGTCGTGCGATGCGTTTTCAATCCAGGCACCAACGTGATACTGATTGACTGCTCGCACCTCATTGGCGGAGACATATTTGCCATCGACCTGCGGATGGTCATAGGGCGCGGGCTTACCATTCAGCCCTTGATAGGATTTTCGAATCTCATCGCCGGGATAAAGAATGCCGTTCATCACAATGTCGTCAACTACCGGCACAACGCCGCGCACGACAATGTGCGAGTCGCCATCGATAATCTGGCGGCTGATGTTGCTGGCAGAGTTGATAGTGGTCAGGACATTGACCTGAAGTTTATTGCTGGTATGCTTGAATTTTTCCACCTGCGAGAGGCGGTCTTTTGCTTCCTGCTCTGTGTCGTAAGAGCCTAGCTGCTGCGAACCATCGGCGGATTTAACCACCCATTTCTCGCCAATCTTCACAATCATGGTAATAGCCTCATGTGCATTTAATGCGCACGATTGTATCACGTTTTATTAATGATAAATGGCATCAGCACCCATGATGCAGCGGCGAGCAGAAATATGCCAACCGGATTAACCAGGAAGCATGATATGAAGAATGAGCACATTGCGATAGACAAGGCTTTCATAATGGATTCCTCCGTTTCTAATGAAAGCCTGGACTATTACTTGAGTTATGGAAAGGGGATTTATCTTAATCGTCCAGGCCGCGAACTTCATGACCGAACACTATTATTAGCATGCACATGACAGCTATCGCCACGTAAACCAGCAGATGATGAAGATCTGTTGCTATTGCGGCGCGCACTGCACTGTATGCTGCGGTTGCGATGAAGAGATTAATCATAAATTTCACCTTCAGGTCGGAGTGGGATGACGTTGTTCATGGCTACTCCTTTTCAGTTAACTGCCAGTAAGCCTGTCCGATTCTGCTGTCTTCGTGCTTGATGACATAACCCTGCTTGCAAAGCTCAATCATTGCCCTACGCATTTCGTTGCCATTAAGCTCAATGACGCTCTCATCATTGAAAAATTTTCGAATTCTGAAGGTTGGCATTCGGTGCTGGTATATTCCAAGACTTCTTTGCCAGTATGCCTGTCGCTCTCGGCGCATAATGCTAAGGATGATTTCGTGATAAAGGTTCTCTTTCACACTTCCCCCTGCTTGCATTTCAGTGCTGCCTGCCAGATGTATAAAGCCCAGCCTGTTGAGCATGACTTTCTCACTTCATGCTGTTCAGGTGAAAGCCACCAGGACTGAAACTCTCTCCACACTCGCTGCCGCTCCATCTCATCGTTGCTTACTTCACTGGCGGTTAGGTTGGCGCATGAGTCCTCCGGTGGTGATGGTAGTGGTTGCCAGTGGCTGAACATCTCCTTGTGATAAGTATGTTCGTCAAAATCAGTCCATTTTTCTGAGATATTGTCCCAGCAAATGACTTGCTGATTTGCCCATTTTGCATACACCAGAACCCATTGTTGCGGGCTTGGGTATTTTTCACTGCATTTAATCCAATTACTCATGTTAAATAAGCTCCAATATCTTAATTTCATCAATAAAATCTTGGCTTAGGTGGCGCAGGTGGTTCTGGTGGATGCGGTGTTTTTTTTCCTTCAATTGAAGAAAAGAGCATACCCCGAAGAGCTATTTCGCAATCTGCCAGTACAATATCAACATCAGTATCAAGCGGAGGGACATGCATTGCTGCACGACCTGAAGTGAACTGCCTGATGGCCACGTTGATTCGCTCAATTAGATTTTTGATATCACCATCTTTTTGAAAATCATTCTTCTTTTCCATCATAAAACCCTCCCCCTCTCTTTGGTTTAACCGGCTGCTGTCTTGATGCAGCAAAATTAGCAGCCTCAGTAATCCTGGCCTTCATCTCAAGATGCGGAATGGCAATTTCCAGCGCCTGCTTATACATCTCATCATTAAGTGATAACTGGCCCATTTGCGCTTTGGCATACTGGAGCTTCTTCAATAGCTCTTTTGCTTTTTCGAGTGTTAACTGTGCCATTATTTTTTCTCCTTCATCATCAGGAAGACAATCATGGAAGCTCGCAAAGGATTAGGATGCGATACGAAGATATCGCTATCGCTTGATGGGTACGCAAGCCAGTCGCTTGGGTCGTCATATTTCATCGGCGCACTAATTGTTATCTTATTAGTTGCGATAATCGGCCCGGAATCAGCCCATGAGTTGCAGGGGTCGAATTTATCTACTGGCCCACCCGGGCTTAGCTTGGAAACATTGAAGTCGGGCTTAAGGTAAGGAGTGCCAAAAGATGATTTGCAAATTGTTGCTCCTAGTGCTTTCGCTACCGATTCATTAATTTGCTTTTCAGTCATTTGTGTGTAATTCATTTCTGCTCACCGTATTTATAATAAACATTATCAAGGCGCGGATAGATTCCAGGCCAGCCAACCATGCTTTGCTTGTTGCGACCAATGCGGTTGCGCACCTCGCGCAGTCTCTGCTGTACAATATTGCGCTCACGGTCAAGCAGGTCTAGCCTCTCAATCAGCGCCTGCTCTTCGATTTCATCATTGCTTCGTTCTGTCTGTACTGGCATACACTCATTCTCCCGTAATATTTGATGGCAATCTTTTCGCTGATGAGGTAGTTTTCCTCATCGCAAAACTGAACTTCCTTCACCACGAAGAATCTTGTCAAAACCTTCGTAACACTGGTTAATTTTCTCGTCGAATGATTTGAGCATGCTGTGCTGGCCTTCATTGTATGCAATCTCCACCCATTTGATGATGCCTTCCTCAACGGAGCGGATGACAGATTCATCTACCCCAGCCTTGCGCAGCATGAATGACGCATGAACTGGCGCATCGTTCTTTATCTTGCTAATGCCCTTCTCCACATTCTACTCCTCTTTGTGATACAATCTACTCCATCGCTTGACTTGATACTATATCTACGTCACCATAAGCGCAAGTTAATTTTGAGAGGGAAGAATGGGAAAGAAAAGAAGTGAGCCGATTGATGCGCTGACAAAAATTGTGACGGAACGCCAACCTATTACGCTGCGTGGCGTGCGCCAGTATGCGGCCTGCTACGTTGGAATGAAGGAATGGACGCGAGAAGAGATGTATGACTTCATCCGCCAGAATTTTGATGTGGATGGTGAGAATAAAGTTACTTTGAGAGGTGAGTGATGGCATGTGACACGCCAGTTTACGGACCTGAGCCAGGACCCGTAGTATTTAAATGCGATGTTTGTGGTGTCGTGAATCGCTATGAGTCAAAGTCAGATATTATATCCAGTGATTCTGTGATTAATTTACGCTCAGGCAAATACAACCGCCCATGCAAAGGTGTCACAATCGACGTCTACGATGTTTTGCAGGCTTTTGAAGTCACGAACCCCGCACTGCAACATTTAATTAAAAAGGCGTTGTGTGCTGGACTCCGTGGACACAAAGACCGCGAGCAGGACTTGAATGAAATCCTAGAAAGCGCCAAGCGCGCAATTGAACTGGAGAGAAAATGATGTGGAGATTTATCCGTAACGTGGTGCAGGACGTAGTTATTGTATGGCCGCTGATTTATTTCGGCCTTTATCTCCAGATGGATTATGTCTACAACCTGGCGCTGGCTTTCTTCTGGGTTAACTCAGCACTCACATTTATGGCGGCCTGCGCCATCATTAGCAGCGACAAGTTCAGGATAAAAAAAGACGGAAATCCAATTAAGTCGAGGATCTGGATTCATCGCAAATACCATGTGCTGACAGTAATTGCTGAGCTAGCGGCCGTTTATGCACTAGGCCACTTCGTGCTTGGCACTTTCATGCTAATCTCATCACTCACATTGCTTGCTGCATATTCAAAAATTGAGGAAGATTAATTATGCCATTCGTAGATATCACCAAAGCACAACTGACCAGCGATTACAGCAATATCACCGACAACTCTGCGCAACTACAATCCATCTCAATGACCGGCGATGCGGTGCTGAAAGTCGGTACGGAAACCATCAGCTATCTGGTCACCAACCTTTCTCAATCAGGCGCAAAACCTGTCCTTCTCAGCAATGCCAGCAATTACTACAAGCTGGGCGACTATGCCGATGGAAAGGTTAATGCGGAACTGGTGCGGATTGTGGAATCATCAACAAGTGATGATAAATAGCATATCAACTCAAGGCTTTGATCGCCCGGTAGATTTTCGCGAAGAGTGGGATAAGCAAGCAGAAGAAAACTGAAATAAAGCCCCTCGCGGGGCTTTTTATTGCGCGTTATTCCCGTAATCCTGCCATAGATAAACCTGCAATCTTAATGACGCAGCACAATTTGCGTTATCAACATCAGCCTGCAAGTCAGCATCGCTATCAGAGCCAGCATTAACGAGCTTGCACGGCTCCTTTTTCATGAAGGCTGACGGCGTTGGCAGCGTCGATGGCTTGCTGGCGCAGCTGCACAGCAGCATCGTCAAACTTGCACACAGTACGATTCTGGTCTTGTACATATTTCACCACATCACGGTAGACGGTACGGTATTTGGTTTCGGTGACAACCCGAACCTCTTCAGCTTTAGCGTTGCTCTTTTCCTGCGCTGCATCTGCACGAGCCTTGCGTTCTGCGTATTCCTTATTTACCTTATCGGCATGCGCGGACCATCCGGCGCGATAGGCCCATAAGTGAGAACCGGTCAGCAGTGCAAGAATAACGCCAGCAATAATTAACTTAATTTGCGCCGTCATCTTTTGTGACCTCTTCAACCTTTTGCTCAAGCTGCTTCTTCTCTTTTCTGTTCGCCACGTTCCGGCCAATGACCATGGAGCAGAAGAGAGCAAACGCAATTCCCTTGGCGTAGCTGGGCGGAATGGCGCTCTTGATTTCATCGGGCATGACAGACCAGAGATTATTCAGGTCTTGCGGGAATGTGACGAACCAACCCACAATCATGCCCCAGATTGACATTAGCCAGGTATTTAGGCGCTTCATGACATATACAGATAACGTTCGGCTGCGCGACGGCGAATAAGGCCATTCATCACCTTGCCGCCTGCATTGCGCCACACGCCAAACTGAGCTGCAGCGCACTGCCAGCATTTGGCATTATGCTTGCGCAGCAGTGTTGATTTGGTGAAATTGCCGAGGCCGATATTGAAAGCCAGTGACACCATCGCATCGAACTGGTTTTGGGTGGTCTCCACGGTCAGAGCATTGCTCACTCCAGCTTCAAATTTAATTAAATCTTTGCGCAGCAAATCTTCGGCTTGGGACTGCGTGATTACTTCGCCTTTCTTCACGCCACCAGTGTGGCCGTAGCCAATGGTCCACGGCTCACCGCCCGTGCCTGGGTCTGGGTATGCCTTAAGGCTCACGCCCTCAAACTGCTTAATAAGGTCGATGCCATTCTGTGAAATCTTCATCGCTCACTCCTCGCTCAATTTAAAATAATTCTACCATATTCTACTTCACCCTGTTGACATCTACTGCAGCGGTAGCTAATCTACTACACATAGAGCGGCAATGGTGCTGCGGGAGATGAAGATGAAAGATAAAACATTAACCTGGTCAGGAAAAACCTGGCTTATTATTCCACTAGCTTGCGGATACCTCTGGCGCTTGTCGCAGGTCGGAAGTCCGATGAATTCTGTAACGGTTAACCGCGAGCAACTGATTCAGATTCAGCATGGTAAATAACCGCAGTGCAGAAATTATGGGTCGCAAAGATTACTGGCTAGGCTGGGCAGTCTTTGCGGTTATGGGAGTGTGTGTTTATGCGTTTGTTTAGGGGGGTTGTATGAGTGATTTCAAAGGAACGTCAGGCCCTTGGGTTGCATCAAAATTTGACAGAAGCATAGGGCCAATAATTAAAGATGATGACCAGTCAAACGGGATGATTATGCCGGTTGCATGGGTTGAGTTTGACGAAAAGCCGGGCCATCACCAAGCGAACGCCAACCTCATCGCCGCAGCACCTGAGCTTCTTGAGGCCTTAATTGAGGCGAGGGTTTGGGTTCAGGGGTGGAATGCGGCGCACGAAAACGAAAAGTCTGAAAAGGCGCTAATCATGTGCAATAAGGCAATCGAACGGGCATTGGGCCAGTAGCCACTACAGGAGAGAGAGGATGCAACTACCAATTGAAGTAACGCCGGTTGATATAGCTTTCGGTGGCAAAGCGATGCAGATTCTTCCCGCTTACAAGGATATTCCTGAGGAATTTAAGCGATCGGGTAGCAAGTGGGAAAAATTCGTCAGCAAATGGTTTTATGAAGGTTTGCACGAGAACAATTATCCAACCGCAAGAGATGGCGTAAACCTCAGCCAGGCAATGATGAACATTCAGGCCTGTCTTGCGAGCTACGAACCAAAGCATGAGCACAAAATTGCCGGCGCGGCTTACCTCGCTTCGCAGTGGTTTGAGTGACACCGTAAAGCTGTCTGCTTAGAAAAACCCGCCATGTGCGGGTTTATTTTTTCCTGCTACCGAACCATGCGGATTTAGACTCTGCGTAGCGCTCTTTTGCGCGCTCAGTCATCTGCGGCTCACCATCAACAATCAGCACCTCTGTGTTGCCGCACCTGCAGTTGTAGCGGTTGCCATCGCGGGAATAAAACTCAGCCACTTCCTGTGGTGAATAAACGCCACCATGCCTCTGTGCGTGAGTGACGCGCGTTGTCGGGATTAATGCCGATGACCAGAGGATAGCTACATTAAGCCCCAGCAACACATTAGCCTCTGTCGCTTCGTCCTGCCTTGCCTTGCGTAGCGCGCCCGTGATTTCCGTCTGCGCCAGCTGCTTTGCGTAGCTGTGGCTGACATCAAGCCGCTTAACGATGTCATCTTTGACGCCTGATGGTGATTTACCGGTTGCAATGCCTTCAGTAATAACGCTCGCCAGCTGCGCGCGCCCCTGGTCACTCAACCCGCGCCAGTCGCTGTAGGTAGACGAGTATGCAATACCCAGGCGGCGCATGTACGGCTCAGAGTAGAGGATATCGCTGATTGTGCGCTGGGCTGCATAATCGGCGCTCATACTAGCAAGGTTGCCATGCGCCAGTCTCATACCTGACTCATACGCGCCACCAACATCGATGCCAATCCACAACCGATTGTAATCTGCACCATCCAGCAATACCTCATCTAATATCCGCTGGATTTCATCGCTGATTGACGCTGCTCGTTGCGCGCTGAAGTCATACTGGTAGCCATAACCTTCGGCATTGACCTGTGCCGCCTGGATGCCATCAAATAGCTCAACTATCCGGCGCTGCAGCTCCTTATATTTCTCATCCAGCAATTTCCACACAGCACTAACCCGGCGATTTGCGCCCACAGGGTCAGTAGTTGATGTTGGCAGGCGTGGCGAAGGAATCCGCGCATTGATTTTAAGCAGTTGCATCTGGGGTGCTCTGCTGTTGCTGTGCTGACGCCTGAGCCTCTGCCACCATCTGCATGCGCATGGCTAGCATTGCCTGAGCTTCCCCCGGTGTAAGGGCCTCATATCCAGCGGCGCGACGCAACTCATCGATACTGAATGCTGTAATCTCACCAGCCTGGGTGCATTTATAATTAATGTCAGCCAGCTTGGATGCGAGCGTTACTTTCTCGTCATCGGTCGGTGCCAGCAGGTCATCCCACTCGATTTCGATTTCAGATGGGGCCGGACTCACAATGCCAAACTTCATGAGTCGTTCAACAATACTGACAATCAACCAATTGAGGAATCCGTGGCGGCGCTGGGTGGCACCATTGGCGTCATCAATTTTATCCTGGTCAGATGCAAGACGACCCGTCTGTTGCCCGAATATGATTGTAAATGGGCGCTGAATTGACGCTGCAAACTGGTTTGCCGCAACGGTCCATGATGGCTGAGGGTCGGCTGGCGTCACGCTTAGGACTTTGACGTCTGCGCCCATGGTGAACATGGCAGCATCAATGGCCTCGTTCAGGCGCGCTACATCTTCGTTAAGTACATCCCCAAGCTCATCCATCGTGACGCCCATTTGCTGGGCCAATGACTGTGCGGAGACGTTTTCCTTGTTGTAGTTCACATTAAGCTGGCGACTGGCGTTCTTCAGGAAACCTTCAGCGCTTGAGCCGGAAATCTTCGCCATGTCGATAAGGCTATTGAAGCCCGCGCGCAGTAATGGAATGCCGGAATAGATTGAGCCATCCAGTGCGCCCTCTGCCAGGACAATAATCCGGTCAGGGTGAATCCTCACACTGCGCTCTGGCTTGCCGTCCGTATCAAAGTTATCCGCAAAGGATTCCTGATACTCCCACATTTTCGGCTGGCCGTAATTCTCTGAGCGCTCATCATTATCCCACTCGGACGGCCTGATTTGCTCCTCCCACGCAGGAATAAAGCGCGTGATGGCGCGCCCTTTGGTGATGCGTGTTTTACTTGCTGCGACGGGCTGGTCCCATGCTAGCCCGTCATTAATCTGCATGATGAGGCAGGAGTAACGGTTAACCAGATTGCGGCGGTCTGCATCCTTGATAAATGGCCACAACTTTTTCATCACACCATTGACTTCGGTTTCCCACGGCGTTTCGGCCTTGTCATCCTTACCTTTCTCGAGAATCTCAGGAAATTTAGACCAGCACTTGTCCAGAACGCGATGCACACCAGCAGTAGCTGCTGGGTGGCGCTCATAGGTCTGGCGGTACATCTCTGGTGTGATTTCTTCAGGATAGCCACACTCAGACCAAAGGCGGTCATGCTTCTGGTCTGGTCCTTTACTGAAATTAACTCTCTCGCGCTCAATCAGACGGTTATTATTCGCAACGCGGCTCTGGATGTAGGCATTAACTGCATCGATTTTGGACATAAAAAATCCCTCTGGGTTATGAGAGGGATTGTATCATGATTAGCCAACTGGGGGTGGTGGGAGTGGTAGCCAGTGCGTGCATCCATGCCAGATGCCTACGCCGCTCTCGAATCGGGGTGCCTGCCCTTTACTGTTCTGGCGTAAGCGTTAATCCGGTATTTAACTTGAACCATTGCAAAGCCATTCCATCCGATAACTGACTGTCCAATATCCGGCATTCTCTCACTGCACTTAATCCATTCCATCAAATCCACCCCTTAGCATAAATCGTTGATTGCATACCATGACCACATTGCCGATTTTACTGGCTTGCATAGTGTGGCCTTAAGCTCATCAAGCTTATTGCTGATTGAATCCCACTCCGTCATGGGAACAAGTCTCACAAAGCGATAATCGGCACCAGCCCAGAAGTAACCCAAGGTCAGGTCGATATACTTGCCGCGACTGTCGAGGTTGATGTAGTGAGCAGTGGCAGATGAATCATTCAACAACACGCACTCAACAACAGCGCACGCCCGACCATCACGCACAGCGTTTACTGCATTCAGATGACATGCATGATTGTACATGCCAGCACCATCAATCCATGACATTTCAATCTTTTGCGGAAAAGCCTTATCAGCAGCATGTCGCACTTTCTTTTTTATGTGAGCTTTCAGCACTAAATCCACCCCTTGCATTTACAATAAATGTCATACATGCGGCACTTCATTTCATCACCTTTTCCCCACAATCCAGCAAGAAGCAAATTAGCAGGCAAATGCCGATAGTGGCAATAGCGGCAGGCCAGATGAAAAGCAGCGCAAGCGACGTGAAGTTATTTCCTGCTTCATCACCTTCTAGTGCAATCCACCGCCAGAAGCCAAAGAAAAGCGCAATGCCAATTGCGAAATAACCAACCACGATTAGTGCAATCATTTATCAACTCCAACACCAACCGCTCGGATAGCTTTCATGCATTTCTTGCAAGGAATAATTATGCTGCCATACTCGACAGAATCAATGGCATGTTTATGATCAAGGAAATACCAATCTCCCCGAACATCCTTTCCACACCATGATTTTCCATCTGCGTTGTGAATGTGTTTGATGTAGTCACTCATTTCTTCCCTCCCGTCACCGCGCCGCAGCGATTGCACTTAAATGTATTGGTCCTTACCACACCATGATAGCAATGAACAATCTGCTGCCTTAGGTGGCACTTATGCCCAAAAACCCAACCCATGATGCCGGTGCATTCATTCATTAACCACCTCAAACACGCCATGCAAACCACTGAGATAGCACTGAAATAATTTACCTCCCTCATCATCTATTATTTCTATGGATTCATCATCGAAGGGATGTCTTGCCTCGTAAACTTTACCCTGCGTAAGGTATTCACTATCAAGATTATTTATACACTTTAACTTTGTCATCATCACACCCTCAAGCTTCCGCCTTTCTTATCGATTTTATTGTACCCCCGCGCAACCTGGACATTGACGAACGTGTCCTCAAGGCAGCGCAGGAGAGTATCTTCATCCACATTGAACTTGGACATTATGACTTCATCAGCCAGGCCCATGCGCGACATTGAGAACATCTGCATTTTTTCATCTTCGCTGATTTTCGAATAGGCTACTGGCTTCATAAATCCTCCTGTGGTTTGACGTAGTTTATGACAGGTTGGAGTAGATAGCAATAATCTACTTCAAGATATTGACGTAGATATTTGCATGGATTAGATTTAGATTAAATTAAATGTGAGGTGGTTATGTGCGATAAGAAGTGCAGCAGGTGCGAATCATCAAAACCCGCTGAGCAGTTCACCAAAGACAGTCGCCGCAAAGATGGCCTGCGCAGCTACTGCAAGGCATGCGAAAAATCATCAAAGGATGCATATCGCGAGCAGAATAAAGATGCAATAAAGCAGCGCAACCATGACCATCACCTGAAACGTTGGCCCGCTAAGAAGAAGTCAATCAGCAAGACCAAATCAATTCGTCGCATCCTGATAAAAAACGCGGGTATTAAGCCGCTATGGGAATTGAGCGATATACTGGGCATGGCTGAGTCATCGGTCAGGGAGCGCGCCAGGCGTCATGGCATCAGCCTGTCAGTGCTTAATCATAAATGGACCGATGGTGATAACGACAGGCTTATTGATATGCGTAGCAAGGGCGCAACCCAAAAGCAAATTGGTTTAGAGCTTGGCCGCGCAACTGAGTCAGTGAGAAAGCAGTGCGCTAAACTTCGCTCCATGGGCCATAAGTGCTAGCGCTTGCGGCGAATCCATCCCGCACCACGTTGGACGATGTGTTGATTGAGGCTATATCGAAGTGCATCCATAAAGTGGTTCCACTTATCAACGATATCAGTTAGCACATTGCCAGTAAGCTTATCTACCTTGTAGCTGTAATTCATCATCTCTTCCTTCACCTGCTTGCAATCATCATGAATCACAATCTCATCGCAACCGCGCAGCCACATTACTCCCTCTTCGACGCTGCCGGGCCATTTGTTACACGGATGAATATCAAAGCCCTGCCTTCGGATGTGGCTAATCATTTCGGGACGAGATGAGTCGCCATGCCATCTGTGCTTCTTGGCCTCCGGGAATGACTGTACCATCGCTGTTGGCGTGTCTGTAATCTCCAGGCCAACCTTTCCATACTCGCGTCGCACGTAAACCTTCCGGCGTTCGCATGGCAGCTCCTCAATCCATGTTTCGACCATAGCTGTAGGGTCCTGGCTGAAACCGAAATCCATGCCATAGTATGGCCCGTGCCAGTGCGACTGTGGCTCGAATGTGTCCGTGCGCCACTTCCCGCCGAACACCTGCTCATCACTGCGCTTATTGAATTTGCCCTCCCATATCCAGAGGTAGCGGTCGTAGTCAGTGGACTTCATGCGCTCCATTGACGCCGGAAGCGGAGTGTCACTGAACCACGGATTATCGCTGTAGTTACACTCAATGATGAGCATCTCACCATCTTCGTAGATGCCATTGACCATCCGGCTGCGATAAGGCTCAATCCAGTTGGACCAGGTCGGGTCAGTTTCTTTATTGGGGTTGAAAGAGCACCACAGCTCGGAGTTGGCCGCGCGAATCGTTGGCTCAAGAATGTCCCAACTCACCTGGCTGACGTTCTCTGCTTCCTCGACCCACCCTAGCGTGATACCGGCAAATCCCTTCACGGTTGTCTGATTACGGTACAGACCCTTAAAACGGAACTTGGCCTTTGTGTTCTTGTGCGTAATTTCGTTGTTGATAACGCGGAACTCTTTTAGTTCACCCTTGCGGTTTATCTCGTCTACCAGTTCCTGGTAAGAGCTGTCCTCAATGGACTGTTGTATTTCACGAAAGCATGCGATACGGTCAGGACGAAACCTTGCGCGCTCGGTAATGATGGTGGTGATTGTGCGCGTCTTGCCCGAACCGCGCCCGCCGAAAATAAATTTAAATCTCTTGGGGTAAAGCAGCTTTTCAAGCCGCTCAGGAATCAGGTGGTCAGCATCGCAATCCTCATTGCTCACATCAGTCACACCGTCCGCCGTCATGCGCAACTTGCGCACAACCTCCTTCTGCATGTTGCAAATGCCGAACACAGCGCTCGTAGCGCCATCATTGGCAGCATCGCCAATGGCCTGCTCAAGCTTTTCGATGGCGATGGCGGACAGACGCTTACGGGGCATTTGCACCACGCATCATTGAGCGGCGTGATTCTTTGGCTGATAGCCACATAACCTGATATGAAATAATAATAAACATGCCTGCCCAGGCCAATGCGCCCATGTCAGGATGATTGTCACTGCCGATTATGGTGCCGGATGAAATGGAGAATGCGATTGAAATGGCTTGCATTAACATGATGCACCATTTGAATGATTTAGACATTACCCTGCTCCTCCAGTAATTTCTCCAGACGCTCAAGGCGCGCGGCAAGCTCAGTTACTTCACGAACATCAAGCCCAACACGCACAACCTCAGCAAAGGTCTTGCCAAGGTCAGCCGGAATGATGCCAGTAGCAATACCACGAATCACCGCGTCAATTTTCTCTACCGCAGTTCCCTCATCAGGGAAATCGACTTCAAACGTTGGTGCCACTGGTTTTGGTAGTGGGCTGAAGCGAACGATAAGCTCCTTCATCATCGATGCATCGCGATGATTGATTGCAAGGTCAACAATTGCGTCGTACAAATCCTGCTCAGTCAGCCCCTTGCGCTGCAATGCCTCAATGAAAAGAGTGTTTTTCGCTTTCCCGCGACGTTTTGTTGGTTGATTGTCCTGTCCGAACTGATGTTTAGCCATAGATTAAACCTATCAAAGTCAGTAATTTATCTGTATTGACGTAGTTTACCACATAACAAAAAACCCCGCTTAGCGAGGCTTTCCTTTTGACTGAATATGCCAGAATGTCTTCCCTGGCGTGTCGATTCTGACTCCATCAATAGCATCAGGAAATGCTTTGGCAACCTTAGCTATGAACTGGTCAAGACCGCATCCCTTTGCGGCCTGCCAGACCTCATGCTTATTGTTTATTTTAAATCTCCTGCTCGGGTATGGTTGGTTTTCGGTAAAGGGCAACGTCAGTTGGCTTTTCGTTTCCCGGTCGCCACATGTAGCTAACCCCGCGGCTGAGTTCATTTACATTGCTCATAGCAGTGAATGCTACCGGCTCACTAAGCGCCTGCCGATAAGCCATAAGCTCTTTTGCCATTTCTCGCTGCTCATCAGTGAATAGAATGTCGCCATTGATCACCTCTTCCAGCCGCTCATCACTAATCATCCTGACCTCCCGGCGCTGCTGGTAGTGGCATCCAGCGCGTGACGTTCTTTATAACCACACCCTCCATCCAGAATTCACCGTCATCGAAGCCACCCTGAACGACAGTTCTTTCTTTCAGAAGTAAATTAAGAGGAACATATCGGTTTGACTGGTGCTGTGCCGGCATTCTGTCACTACACTTCACCCACCCATCGCTTACAGGCTGTGCGGTGGAGTTAAGGCGCTGGACTTCGGCAAGGCAAGAGTTCCAACCCCTGCATTCTGCAATAGACTCAATAATTTCGCGGTCTTGACTGGTGATGTCCAAATCAGAATAGTCAACTTCACTCGGCAACTTAATCATTTTTAACCTCGTAGCCCTGCTGGTGCAATGCTTCTACCACTGCATCTGCTGACATAACCGGGCCAATTCCGTGCAAGTCATCAACACAATCCGGCAACTCCACCGGGCGCAAAAGATGAGCGGGTGGGGTGGTGTAGAGGGTGCGACGCTCCCACTTACCGTATTTTTCTGTTGTTTGGGTATTAAACTCGTCCAGACTAACCTCAATCCACTCCGATTCATTGTCGCCACCATCTAACAATCGCATTTGATAAACAGGCTCAGCCGTCAGCGCTGCGAGTGCTGTTTCATAAATCAAAATCAGCTCAACTGCTTCGCTTTCAGGATTGCCAATAGACTTGTTTGCTGAAAGCCAGCGCTTAGTGTTTTTTATTCTGCGCTGAATATTGCGAATCAGCGCCTGCACATCACCATCAACTGGATTGGGGGAATTAGTTGTCATGGCTGGCCTCGAATTTATATTCAATTCCATCTGCTATAAGGTCGCATATAGCGTGCTCGCAGGGTTCATCTGAATCGTATGATTCAACGATATAAGCCTCTGCATCCCTGTCCACGTAGCAAGGGAATGCATCACCATCTGTAAAATAGGTGCCGTTGCTTTTGGTGATTATTACTGTTCCAATTCTTAAATCTTGCATATCAACCCGCCTTATCCGCAGTGTCATGGGTGCCGGAGCGAACAGGTTCTGCAAATTCGCTGATATTGGCGCTGCCTTCTTCTGGATATTCAGCGGTGGTGATTTTAAGCCCGTATGTTTTTGTGCCGTCATCATTTTCAATATCGCCAACCCATAAAATTACGTCAGTGAATTCACCGAATTGGCCGCCGCCGTCACCGCCGTGGAAGCAAATGGATTCCATTGCATCGGCTGAAATATTCATGCTCTGAGGAACCAGCACGTAGCCTTCAGGGATTGCTACTGCCGCCATCGCATCCAGCTTCTGCTGCAATTCGGCGTAGTCTTCGTAATCCACATATGCACCTTTCTCACTTAAGCACATGAAAGATTCAGGAATCTGAGAATCCCCGTGTGCAACACCGTGGTCATATCGCTTAATCATTTCCCTTCTCCTGAATCCGCTACAGACACCACGATTAAATTAACCATTTCTCACCCCATAACGTTTATTTTTAATGATTGGCTGCTGCTTAATCTTCTCCCATCCATCAGCAGTCATGCCTGCAATGTCGAGAGGTTTTATTTTAGCAGTTCTGCAAATAATATCTACTGCGCTGTGAATGTTTTCGAACAGTCCAAGATACTTACCGCTTCTGGGGAATTCAGGGCTGTAAATTACAGCCCTGAATCTTTTATTCACCTCAGTTATACCGGCAAGGCCGGTATTGTTTGGATGACTTCCCCACTGTCCAGATTTGCGAGGGCATGAAGGCAATTTACCTTCGTGTTCTTTGCGCTCGCGCTCCATCATGGCGTTCATGCGCTCAATTCTGCGTACTGCATCTGTACCTAACATGATTCACCCCACCACGCGCATCATAAGTACTGTGACAAGCTGCTCATCTTTATCAACCGAGAAGCTGTCACCACGAGCATCGAATGAAACCTTGTGGAGCAGATGCCTTACATTTGATGCGATTGCTGGTTCTCCATCTTCGAAATCAACCAGCATGCCCTCACGTAACGAGCTGGCAGCGATTGTGCGGCGTTTTATGACCATAACCCACCTCTTGCTAGGATAATTTTATGCGTTCAATGTAGCGCTTTCCAGATGCGTTAAATTTGATGTCACGCACCACCTTTCCGCCATGTTGCAAATGTCGGTCAGTCAGTCTCTGCAATTCGTTTTGTGAACCAACGAATCCACGCTCTGCTTCCAGGTCTGAATTTTTATAAACTGACATATCTCACCCCAGCATAATTAACGAAACAATCCACCACACAGCGGTACAGAAAGCTGCGAAGATCAACCAAACCATTTCATTGCTTACCATCATGATTTAACCACCGGTTTGCAGTTCAGTGCCGCATTGATGATGCCTGGCGAAGTGACGTAGTAGCCGAATTTGTCTTTTGCGAAACCGTTATTGCCACGGAATGCCATGCCACGAGAATTCAACTTGGGGCTTGCGATTACTGCGGTAGCTGCAAGGTCGCTAACGATGAATGAATCACCCATGTCGATAACGGTCAGGGTGTTTGGCGCTGTGACGAATGTTGATTCAACCATGCTGCCGTCGGCCAGGGTTTTTGCTGTTGACCCATCGCAGATGTAAGTCTTTGCTGCGATAGCTGGCGTTGCTGTCATTGCCATGATAAGAATTGCTGCTTTCATTTTGATACCTCATCAGGTTGCCTGCTTTCGATGAGTTAAATCTACTACTCATGGATATCTACGTCAATAGGCGTGATTAAAAATAAATTAGCCGATGACGGCCGGATGGTGGGCGGGGTAACTTTGGGTGTGTGGGGTGGGTGCTGGGTATAGTCTATCCACCCCAATTTTTTTGCTAATAAGTATAATAATTACAATAACATAGTATATATATGGGGTAATGGGGGGGGTTATATTGTAATTTTACTATTAATATAAAAAAGAAAAACAAAATTACGGGTGCCAAATTTTTACGAAAGAAAAATGATAATATTATTAAGAAACCCACCCCATTTACCCCAATATCATTTTTAATATTAAAATCATATACATAACGTGGGGTTAGCCAAAACCCCTGCCTCACCCCGCACCCCAATGCGAAAAAACTGTTTTCAGAGAGATAAAGGATGGGTTAGTATGGGTAAAGATAAGGAGGAATACATGTTTGAAAAGTTAAGCGTGGCGCAGACGAGAAATCTCGTTTCTGAGCGGAAAACAAAGAGCACATGCGGCATGACGAATGAATTGCGCAACCAGTTTTCCGTCATGATTCCTGGAGAATCATTCATTTACCCATTACGCGAAGGCCTTACGGCAAGGCAGATTTCAGCAAGGATAAGAGGCACCTGCTACTCACTTAAAGTCATGGTCAGAACAAAAAAAATGGAATCCGGTGTTCTCGTCATTTACAAGGGTGAAAAATGAAATCAGCGCAGGAAATTTTCACAGAAGCAGCCTCGACAGGAAGGACTGCGGCGGCAGTTGCAATCAGCTATGAAATCTCGCCAAACTACAATATGTGGCCTGAGATTCAGGAGAATCCATCCGATGGCGGAGAGACATATTCGACAATTTCACTGACCAGCGAAAGCAGAAAAGACCTTTTAAGTCGATACGCATTGTCAGTTGCAAGGTCGGTTCAGTTCCCGCCAAACACATCATTCATGCACCTGATTGGATGTGTTTCAAGCGCTATGGCGCGCAATTTCACGGTTGAGTACCATGGAACGGAGCTGCCAATTTCTATGTACGTTGTTACGTCTCAGCCTCCATCATCGGGTAAATCTGCGGTTAACTCAATGCACGTCATGCCAATCAAGGCTGAATTTGACCGGATAAGCGAAAAGGCCATTAAGCAGATCGCCAAGATTAACTTCCGACTTGAAGAGCTGAAGAAAACATACAAAGAGGCAACTAACCAGAATGAGAAACAGGCATTGTCAGATGACATGGCGAGGGAGAATGAAAAGCTTGAGAAAATTTACCCGATAACCTACCCGGTTACCGATGGAACGCCGGAGGCAATCCAGCTTATTGCGAATGCGGAAGGTGGTTTTTTCAGCATCATTTCCGATGAGGCCACAGCACTCAACACGGCACTGGGGTTGTCTTATGGTGCAGACGGTTCAAAATCCAACGCCGAAATCGTGCTGAAGGGCTGGGATGGTGGGTTTGTTGGTACAGCCCGTATCGGTCGCGGCATTTCATCTGGCAACATCCTGGGAAACATCTCGGTAATCGCTCAGGATGAGAGCATTGAATCAATTCTTTCTGCCGGTGAGCGCGGAAATGGTCTGACTGAGCGATTCCTTATGCTGCGTGAGCCTCCAATGATTGGACAGCGCAAGCACTGGGACTATGACAATGACAGGCCAGCATATGAGCCAGTGTCCGCAGAACTGAAGGCGGAGTATGCAAGATTTGTTCATGCCATTATCGAAGCTGGGCAGGTTAAACTCAAGCTCAGCAAAATGGCACAAAAGATGCTGGCTATGCACCGTGACCGGTGGGAGGAAAACTTTCGAGACGGCGGGAAATGGGAGCATGCATTGCTGCGCGGCGCGATGGGGAAGGCTGACAAACACATCACGCGCCTGGCTGCGATATTTCACGTTGCCGATAACTGGAATGATGGTGGCAAGAGGTCATTTACAATAAATGACGATAGCATGAGTCGCGCCATCGCTGTTTATGAGGCGCTGACCAAGACGTTCACTGATGCTGTTGAGTCACGCGGATATGCTGGTGAGAAGTCAGAGACTGAACTGATTTCTGAGCGGCTACGCAAGCAGATTCAGCAGAAGAGAGATGTGGTTACAGTTAAGTGGATTTATGATTCAATCAAAAAGGTCAAGCCATTTAGTGGAATACCCCAGCTTTACGCAAGGCTAAAGGATGTGGTTTTGCCAGGCATGGAAGTTGCAGGGTATTGCGTTGTGAGTAAAGGTAAGGTTTATATTAGTCCGAGGTTGAAATAATGGAAAATGTAAAATTATCACATAACGATTTATGCCATATTGCCTATAATTTTCTTAAGAAAAATGGTTTTAAAGTTTGTTTTCATGATCGCTTTAAGGCTGTGACTTTCACAGGTGAGCAGCCAGACGCAATGGGATTTAGAAATAATGCATCCTGCCTTATTGAAGCAAAATGCTCCCGTTCAGATTTACTGACTGACCGAAAAAAACGATTCAGGCTAAACCCTGATATTGGCATGGGAGACTGGCGATTCTTCATTAGCGAGCCGGGCATAATTAACGTTGAAGATTTACCTGCTGGCTGGGGATTGCTGCATGTTGTTAATGGTAAGGTGCGAAAGGTTCAGGGCTGGCCGACAGGAAATATTTTGTGGGCAAGTGACGAATGCAAAGCATTTAAGGGTAATAAGCAGGTCGAGTGCGACTATATGCTTTCAGCATTAAGGAGAATGGAATTGCGTGGCCATCTAAAGGAAATCTATGATGGTTTCCAAAATTTATAGAGAATAACCCGCCAAATGGCGGGTTTTATTTTACATCACAGCCAGTAAGTCATCGGCTTTCCACAATATTCGCTCAATCGCTTTCGCGCCTTTTATCGTTTGTGAATCCTGCGGCACCAGTACCTGCAAGTCTGCGTTATCAGCGCCAAACAATTCATATTCATTGCGATTTACTATAGCCTTAATTCTTCCTTCGTGGGACGGGAAGAGCCGCGCCACTTCCCACATATTCTCAACTGACCAGCAGCACCATATTTGCGCGCCGGTCAGATAGTGCGCATGCCAGGCATCGGCGTAATCCGCGACGAGATAAACTGACGCGCCAGCGGCATCGCCTACCGGTGAAACCATTCCCGGCGTTATGCGCCCGTTGATCATGATGTCAGTTATACCAGACGCGAATCGACATTTATTATTAATGTCGATGAATCCTACGTTACAGGCATTACCTGAAAAGCCCTCTCCCTTTTGTGGAAGGGATGAAGGTATAAGGCATTCAACAGCCACAAGATCGCCACTTTTGCCATTGGCGATGTTAAAGTGCCCGCCAATACCTTCCACTCTCTGCCATGAGCAACAGTCAACAGCGTGCGCTTTAGACATCATTGAGTGCACCTGAGCAGGAGTCATTGCATCTATACAGCCAATCTTGGGCATTTCCTTTTTGATAACTTCCAGGCGCTCTGGTGGCGTAAGATTGAGATATTGAGCAATCATTGTCACGCACTCACCGAATGACCTGCCTGACAGCTTCATAAGCCATCTCATGCCATCGCCACCACCACACTGATTGCACACCGCGCCACCATCACCTTTTTCACCGCACTCATCCGTGAAGCGGTAACGGTCCTTGCCATTGCAGTGCGGGCATGGCTGATGCTTGCCGTTAAATGCTTTGCTGTCGATGTCAACCAGCGAAAGCAGTGCTCCCTGCCAGTTACCCACCATCCTTGGTTGTATGTCGTTCCAGTCGTATCGGTTCATATTTTAAATCCAGTATTGACGTAGATATAAGTTAAGATTACCATCAATCTACGACAACAACAAAGGACTAATGATGTGAAACACAAAATTGATGAGCAGATTGCTCAGCTCGACATGGTGGCGCTCAGGAATGCTGTTGATACGGGAAAGATTGACCCTAGGCCGTATCAGTGGCTTTGCTATGCCATGACCGGTAATGCTATTCGCAACTACAATGGGCCAGCCTTTATCACTGCCTCTGTAGGCGCTGGAAAGACAATCATGATTGCCATGGTAGCTGCGCGCTTCAGTCAGATGGGATATGAAGGCATGATCATCGCACGCCAGGGTGAAATCATCGACCAGGATGCTGAGGAACTATGGAATCTAAACGTTAAGAACAGCCTTTTCAGCGCCTCGCTGGGAAGAAAAAGCACAGCTTACCCTGTCATTGTTGGCAGTGAAGGGACAGTGATTAACGCGCTATTCAACAACGAAGAAAAGGCTGCTGCGCTTGGTGACTTCGTGGCGCGATTCCTGCTTGTTGATGAATGCCATCAGGTTGACTGGGAGGATGTTGTCAGTGAACAGCCATCTACACAGTACGGAATTATCATTAATGAACTTATGAGGCGCTGCAAAGCTAAATTCGGTCATGATTTGCGTATTTTTGGATACACTGGCTCGCCATTCAGGGGAACAACGTCAATCAAAGGGCCGTTCTGGTCTGGTGGTGAGATCGTCAATATCGATACCAAATATCTTGTTGATCTTGGATTTCTGGTGCCGACAATTTTCGGCGTGCCGGACATCGAAGACCTTAAATATGACCTGCATGATTTTGAAAGCAATGGTGAAGATGGCGCGCAGGATTACACAGAATCGCAGCTTAAAGCCATGCAGGAAGAAATCATTAAGCAGGGTACGCTGACGCAGAAAATCATGCTCAAGGTAATGGACCTAACGCGAAACCGAAATGGCGTATTGATTACCTGTGCTGGTAAGAAGCACTGTAAAGAGGCAGCCAAATATCTTCCTGAAGGCAGCTATGCAATCGTGACGGATGATATGGGACCGAAGATGCGGCGCAAAGCGCTGAAGGATGCCTACACCGGGAAAATAAAATACGTCTTGCAGATTGGGTGCCTTACTACAGGAGTTAACATCCCATTATGGGATACATCGGTGATTCTTCGGAAGATAATGTCACTGACGCTGCTGGTTCAGCTGCTGGGTCGTGGAATGCGGCTACTGAAGTCAGAACAGGTTGAAGAAGGTCTGGTTAAAGAAGATCACCTTGTTCTGGACTTCACTGGCACCATGTTTGAGCTAGGCGCGCTTTATGACGACCCTATTCTGGAAGAAGCTGAGTTGCAGCGTTCAAAGCGTTCAGGGGAGGAGGTGCCATGCCCTAAATGCAATACCATGAATAGCGCATATGCGCGACGCTGTGTTGGTGAAGATAAATTGTCACCTGATGGGCGCTGCGAAGAGTTTTTCAGCTATCTGCTGTGCGGGTTTGATAAGCACGGCGTAAAAATATTCGATGGATGCGGAACGAAGAATGACCCATGCGCACGTTACTGCCGCCATTGTGACCATGTGCTTCGCGACCCAAATGCCAATCTTGATGAGCGAGTTTACACCGACCGGGAATGGACAGATGTGCTCGATTTCAAAATTGAGCTAACTAAAAACGAGGAAGGCGTTGTTTACAGTTATCTGGTTGAGAAAGCCAACGGGAAAATTGGCTGGGCGCATGAGGTTTTCTATCCGTTTGGCCGAAAGGAAAAATACCTGAAAGACCAGTTCAAGATGAAGGCACTCATTCCTCATCTGGCTGACCGCAATTTAATTAAATCCATGATGAACTGCCCGACAGCAAAGCAATTCATGGCTTTTTCTGCTGTAATCCGCTCCCCAAGGCGCATAACGCACCGATTTAACGATAAGGGTCGGGATATAATTCACAGAAAGGACTTTTCAGGAGAGCAAATTGAAGCAGCTTGATAGCGGAATTTATGTTTTTGATAGTGGTTATCGCGGGCCATGTCCTAAAGAAGAAATTGACCAGATGGCATACGGGCTATGGATGGAGTACCGATTCCCGGAAGTTAATTTCTTCCATGTTCCAAACGAAACCAGCACTAAATCCGGCGTGCAGTTGATTATTAAGCGTCAGAAGATGGGCGTAAAAAGCGGCGTTCATGACAACATCATTTTACATCGCGGTATTGCCTGGCCATATGGAACAATAGAACTTAAAAGGCGAGATAAAACAAAGTGTAAGGTAAGCGCTAACCAATGGAAATTTGGCGAACATGTCGTCAAGTCTGGTGGGTTTGCAGGGATTGCATATGGCATTGATGAACTGAAGAAAGCAACGCTTTACTACTTCGGGTTAATGGAGTAGATTACTTATCTACGACAAAAGGTGGTGACATGAAAGTTTATTTAAATAATGAATTGAGCAATGAGCAATACCATGCAGACACTGATCACATCAATGGTTCTGGCTTGTGGCACATTTACGATAAATGCCCGGCAGCATGGCGATACAAGGATGAAGAGGATGAGCAAAGTAAGGCGCTTATCTTCGGCACCGGTTCGCACACGGCGCTGCTTGAACCAGAGAAGTTTGATGCGCAGTTTGTGCGCATGCCCTCAAAAGAAGAATTTGGCCCTGACCTGCTGGTAACAGTGGCCGATATGAACTCATGGGCTAAAGAGCGCGGCATCAAGGGGTTGTCTGGCAAAGCTAAGCATGAAGTGATTGCCATTGTTCAGGCAGCAGACCCGGCAGCAAAAATCTATGATGTTGAGCGCCTGCTGGTTGAGGCTAATGCAAAAGGACGCACCATCCTGGAGGCGGCAGATTACGATGCCATCATGCAGATGCGTGCGGTTATTCATGCTAATCCATATTATGCAAATCTGTTGAATGGTGCTTACAGTGAGGTCTCTATCCTTGGCGAGCTAGAGGGTTTTAATGCCAAGGTTCGCTTTGACTGCCTTACAAAAGATGAGGAGATTATTGATTACAAAACAGCAGTGACTGCAAAGCCTGATGAATTCTTTCGTCACGCCGTTCGACTTGGTTATTTTATGAAAATGGCCATGCAGCATGACATGTTCATGGAAGCATATGGCCGACCACCAAAAGCTGTTTCATTATTAGTTCAGGAGAAGAAATCACCATACATTCCTCAATTATTTGAACTGACACAAGAGCAGTTGAACATTGGTCGCATTCAGTTGCGCGGCGCACTAACTCTTTATGCCGCGTGCAAAAAGACTGATTCATGGCCTTCTTATGGTATGGGAAGTCCACGCATCAGCATGGATACGCCTGAGTGGTACAAAAAACAATTCGCGTGAGGCAATTATGATTTTCTCAGAACAGAAAGCAAATTTAATTAAATCTCTGGTTGAAGCAAGAAAGGTGATGAGCAGCGCGGCAAAGAAAAACGCCAGCAACCCACACCTTAAAAGTAACTATGCAAATCTGGAATCATTCCTGAATGCAATCAGGCCAGCACTTGAGTCGAATGGCCTTATAATCATCCAGAACGCAGTTGACAGTGATTCTAACGACACACTAAAGCTGGAAACTACTATCATGCATGAGTCAGGAGAATATATGTCTTCAGTCATGCCAATGCCAGTTGCCAAGAAAGATGCACAGGGATATGGCTCTGCGATGACTTATGCGCGCCGTTACTCTATCGCAGCTATGTTTGGTATCGCGCAGGCAGATGATGATGGCAATGCTGCCCGCAAGTCGCCAAAAGATGCAGCAGCAGCCATTCGCCTGTGTGAAAGCTTTGATGAGCTGAAAAAGGTTTACGCAGAAGAATACAAAACCTATCAGGGTGATGATGCGGCAATTCGTGTTGTAACTGGCGCATATCAGGAAATGAAAGCAAAACTTTCAACCTCTGGCGAATCATTCAACCCTGCGAAGATAACAAAGCCGGAATCACTTGCTTCTGATCGCACAGAAGATAAGCAAAAAGTAGAGCCGCAGCAGATTAACGAATTTTAATAGAGAGAAAATTATGCCACATACAATTACCGGCCAGATTCGCAAAGACGTTTACACAAAGACCGGCAGTTCTGCTAAGGGTGAGTGGAAGATGTACGCTGTGGAACTGTCAGAGAGCTGGAAAGATAAAGATGGCCAGCGGCAGTACACTAACTATAGGGCCACTGTCTTTGGCAGCTCCCCTGCTGCCATTCAGTATTACGACCAGGTGCTTGTTAAGGATGGATGTGCCAGCTTCACATGCGATACATTGCAGGTTAATCAGCGCGAGCATAATGGCACAAATTACATCACTCTGGAATTAGTGCAGCCGCGCCTTGTATTCGCTCATTCACAGGCCGGTCAGCAACCAAACCAGCAGCAACGCGGCCAGCAGGCACAGAAGGAGCAACAGGTACAGCAAAATAATGGATTCGATGATTCAATACCTTTTTAATTAAATCTAGCGCCTCTCGGGACACCTTCTTTTTTCGGTATTGCATGCACTAAAAAGCCCCTTTCGGGGCTTATTTTTTGGCTTTCATAGCGGCAACTTTGCAGTAGTAATAGCAATCATCGAATATCCCACCTTTCTTGCTTGCCTGACCTCTTCTGTAATGCTCAATACCGATTTCGATAGCTGCTGCATTTGGCTCTAATTTATCTTTAATGAGTCGCTTCTTTAGTTGGTCACGAATAAAAGTTTCAACGTCCATTGATTAGCTCCATCAGTTCATCAATAACACCAGGTTGCAGGCATAGATAATCGTTTTTGCCAAACGCGGCCTGAGTTGCGCCCTTCAGCAGTTCCATGATGCGCGGAACGTCCGCTTCTTTTTTTGGCTTCTTATTGAGTTGTTTGGCTGTGATTTTATCCTTTCCAGCCGCCCTGGCTTCCTTATGCGCCTCTTCGACAACCTCAACAGCTTTATCACCATGCTCGCGTGTCACAGCGACACCTGATGCATAGCTCATCTGACCAAGCTTAATGCGTTCTTTGATTTCCTGCGGCACATCCTGGAGTGAAAGGTGCATCTGAACATCAGAAACTGAGCGGCCTACTTTCTTTGCGATTTCTTCGTTAGTCCATCCAAAAGCCTTAAGACGGCGATATGCATTAGCGCGCTCAAATGCATCCAGAGCTTTACCCTGGCTGCTGCTGACCATAAATGCCACTCGGTCAGCCTCGGAGCCGGTAAAGTCTTTGCATTCGATGCGTGCAATATCATGACCTCGCTCAATCGCTCTCTGAGCGCCCAAGTAGCGATGCTGACCATCAACGATGAGCAGGCCATTATCTTTAACGATAACGGTCAGTGGTGGGAGTGGAGCTCCCTCAGCCCAGCATTGTGCGAAATACTCCACATGCTGCTCATCGGCCTCACGGATGTTGTAGCCGGGCTCAAGGAAGAACTGATGAAAAGGTGCAAGATAGGATTTGTTTACTGCGATACCATCGCGGGTATCTTTGTTGGCGTACTTCTGAGAAAGAGTGGTCATGCTGCCTCCTGTTTGTGTTGGAGTAGATTATTATCTACGACACAGGAGGTCAACATTTATTTTAAATGTCAGATGAATTGATTCCAGAAATCATCATTTCTGGCCCCGACAGCATACGCAGCAGTCAGCAGGTAGTTTGCCCCGTTGAATTTTCCCTGGCGCGCCATTTCATTTGCCATTTCAAGGCAGCATCGGTTTATCTTAAACCCTTCCCAGCAGAACGGCACAGCAACCTTACTGCGCTTTGTAGGCCAGAGCGTTTTCTGTTGTGACCAGTATTTTTGACGCATAGCAACTAAATCTGTCATGTGAACCTCCGTGAAGTAGATATGCATCTTATAGTGACGCTTTAGTTTTAGTCAATGACTGGCATTAAAAATTAACCCGCATCCAGCATTAGTTAGCTTATCTTTGAAATGATCATAGTGGTGGCACAAACACCTTGTGCCACCACTTAGTTAATTCACAATTTCAACCTGAAGCCAGCATTGGCCTGCGATTACGTTCAAGTTACTGCCTGAGTCCTGTGATGCAATAAGTGTTATCTGATCTCCGGCAACAACATCCATAGAACAACCAGACAGATTCATATAAGTACCTTTGCCCGGAGCAGACATAGCGCTTTGCGCAGGCAATCCTATACCTTGAGAACCATTTCTGGCTATTCTTATTTCTCTGTATGTTGAGGATGATGTTGAGTCAAATAGCACCTGACCTGAAACTTTAATTCTGTTAACACCCGGCGGAATTGTAATTACCGCCCCAAATCCAGGCCACATAGTATCTGGGTCATAGCTTCTGGCACCAAAGCCAACAGCGGTTCCAGTGCCTGAGGCGATTGATTGATTGGCAGTGGAATAAAACAATCCGCCTTTAATCATACCTATGTCGTTAAGTCCACCAGATAAATCATTGATAAGAATATTGGTGGTGAAAGAGCTGCCATCATTTGCTCTTCTGGTTATTTGCCGGAAACTGTTGTTGGTACTGTTGTTACGCACCTCTACAGCATAACGGTATGCATTAGGGGCGGCGGCCACGCTCTTGAAGTTATTAACAGTGGAATAGCGTACAAACGTATAGAACACAATACCATCCGTGTATACGTTAGATGCAAACCCCCAACTCTCTATATCTCTAATAAATATATCGGCAGAGTTTCCATGAGCAAGCGCAATGCCGTTCACATCAGAATTTGAGTTGTGATATGTCAGGAGATTAGATTCATGGATGCTACCAACTCCGTTAGTATACACACCGTACTGGAAGTAACTCAGGTGGCTGTTATGCACAGAAAGCAAAGGTCGCCCAGCAGCAGATTGGCCGCCTGTACCTGGCCAATTAGGAGACCAAAATCCAGTTTCCCATTTAATACAAGTTCCTGTACCAATGAAAATACAGTTACTTACATAAATACCTTCGGCGGTATCACCAATATCTATGCCTCTGTCGAACGATCCAAAGTAACAACCAATAAACCGATACTCAACCGGACTGTATCGACCAGTGACTTGCACGCCGATACCGCAGCGCGTGTTATAAGTGCGGCTCTGGTCCCCTGTACCACCACCTGCGCCTTTAAATTCGCAGTTGATGAAGTTGATATTATCCCCCTGATGCATATGAACACAGACGTTAAATCCTTGCTCATATTCATCAACACCGCGCATGCTGACATTTTCAAAGCTACCGCGTTGTACATAGCCGTGCTCAAAGTCTTCTGGCCATGCGAAATAAAACCCTTCCACTGTGGCGAGACTGCTTGCAAGAAACCTGATATTTGAAACTTCAATGAATCGGATGCTGTTCGTAAAGGTACAGGAGAACATGGTCCCTGTTCCTGTATAAAGAACGGTAGTGTCAGAGCGTGAATTACCTTTAACAACACAATCCTGTCCAGCACTTATAGTAATTGGCGCTGTTACTTTATATGTCCCTGGTCCAAAAATAAGGTGCCCAGTATTGGCTGCAAGCTGTACCGCTGCGGTGTCATCAGCCACACCATCACCTACACCTCCGTAATAGCGAATATCCTTTACCAGATGATTAAAGACTGTAGTTGCACCAAACCCCACAAGCCCAGCACCAGAAGACTGCCTTAGGGAGGCGCGGAGGGATGCATCGCCAACCGAAATCCATGCTCCCGAGCCAATTCCGCCAGAAGATGATGGTGTAGAACCAGGTGCTACTGTTTTAGGCAGCGAGCCATCCCAGCGATAATATTCACCAGTAGACTCATAACGCAACACTTGGTTTGGCAGAGTAATGGTTGCACCATCTTCGAAGCTATCGACTGTCACATAGCCAAAAGCAGCGATAGCTTCTCTTGCAAGATGCCGCAATCCTTCAATGGTAAATCTCTGAGCGCCAAACCTGTCTGTGTAGTTTTCATTTGCTGAGTTCACAAACTCATCAATCTTCCCAGCGTTAAACTTAAGGTCGCGCGGTGACTCACTTGGAATCGGATTTGTAGTTGGTGTAGTCGCCATTTCTGCTCTCTCTGGTGTTTAATTTAATGTGCAGTATATCATGTCGAGCGCTTAGCTTGCCGGGTTGGTGTAGTTATACATCTCGTTACTATACTCGCTTACTGAGAGTGTATTTTTACCGCCATTACCTGGGTTTTTGCTGGAAATTACCCAAAGAGTTTTATTTAATTCCTCATCAGTGGCTATTGCATACCTTGATGGACTTTGAACGTTCTTACCATCCCATAATGCAAGTTCTATCTGCGGCATTGATGCCTGGAAAGCCTTCCTGTTTCCATCAACTGGCATGGCCGGATATCGTTGCGTAACGTTGCCTTGCCTGTCTGTTATCACGACATACATATTTGGGGTGAAGTTAATTGCCTCTGAAGTGTAAAAAACATCCCCATCGCGACCTCGGATTTCGCCTGATTGCTGGTTTGAATCAAACATGTCAACAACTTGGATCATCTCTCCAATGTTTAACCACTCAGCATCGGCAAGCGCGGTAATATTCATGCTAAGGCGCTGATAAATGAGTCTGCGGCATTCAAGAATTGCCCTGTCAGTTGCCTGATAAAGATTGCGAATAAACATCATGGAAATCTTTTTCTGCTTATTGCCTCTGCCAGGGACAACAGAATCACCTGAAACACGATAGCGCACAAATGCCTGTTTATTCGTTGATGGGTCGCGATACTGAATCTCAACACCATCAAAACCACCTGGCAGAGTCATATCATAAGTAATAGCGTACTGGTCAGCAGTCATGTTGCGCGTGTTGAACACCGTAGACGGGTACGGCCTTTCCTCATCCCTGACAAATGAAAGAACGCCATCATCCCAAAAACATACAACTCTCGCGGCATCACAAATAGTCTGAATCCTCTCACCAATGCTTACATCTTCATCATCAAACGTGTAGTCGAAATATCCAAGCCTTGCATCAGGCAAAGATGAAGATATCTGATATAGAGTCTGTGCATCAATTTGAGATAGCGGAAGCCCGGCGATTACAATCCACGCGTGAATGACAGCATCAGCAAAGTTTCTTGATGCCCTTAGTGTGTAATCAATAGTGCCGGTTGATTGATTATATGAGATTGTCTTGCGCGTTATCAGTGCATTATATTTACGCTCACGCTGACTGGTTGCTCGCTCAGTAGCTGTTACTGTAACAGTCACCAGCGTATCGTTAGCATAAACGACATTCGTTCGCTGCCTGACCATCTGAATAGCCTCAACATTTAAAATTGATGTTGCATTGCTATTGTTCGTCCTGACCAACTGGACTGCATATCGTCCATAACCAGCAGATGGCGTAAATTTGAAAGTTCCATATTTATTATCAGAATTTTCACCATCATTATTTAGACCAACATTCACAGCCTCTGTTGTACCAGGTATCTGGGTATTGTTATCATCAATCTTCCACCAAGTGACCGTTGCCCTTGCATAGTCGCCAGTGCCAAGCTGTGCATTCAAATGAACCCAAATTTGCTCAGCAGGCACGGGGGCAAATGAAGGCCCAACTGAAAGAGTCTGGTTGTCATTAATAGTGAATATAGTCGTGTTTACTGTTGCATCAGATGGCACGCCAGCAAGGTCTGATCCACCAAGGTTTGTAAAGAAGAAGTTGTAATACTGAACAGCAGGTGTTCCCGATGTTGTTGTGGTTGCGTTATACAAATCAGCGTAAACAGTAACGTTTCTTGTGACTGGCCCAGAAATCGTGTTGTAAGTAAGATTTATAATAAATGAAACAGAGTGTGGCTTTGCCAGATCATAAAAGTAGTCAAATGCAGAATTTTTGGGGATGGTTACCCGTGCTTGTCCACCAGAAAACTCTCCTGATGTGACGTTTGTTGTTGTTGCTGTCTGTATTGGGAAATTGCCACTCTCATTAGGGCCAGGTAGCTCCTGTCCATCGATATCATCAAATGAGAAAACCTCTGTAATTAGCGGTATTGTCTGCCCTGGTTGATAGATGGCATATGAAGCACCAGCAAATGAGCCGAGATTGGATTCTGAATACCTTACTGATGTGATGTCATAGCTCCCTATACCGAAATCCATCCACTCTGTGACTTTCTTGATATTATTGATGTATTCGAAGGATGATTCCTGGATAAGGTCAGGAAACGCACGAACTTGGCCGTAACTGTCTGGACGAGCCTCGCCATTGCGGGCAATGTTAGTTTGTTGCTTAAGGCTGGTGTTAGGTGAGGTTTTTGCCTGACCAGGGAAAGATGCTGAATTGGCACCGCCGCGAAGCGCAGAAAAAACCTTCTGAGTAAACTTAATAGGATTCAGATGTTCAAGGGGATTAAGGAGAGTCTTGATTAAATCACCACCCTTTGGCTGATCATAAATAACAACGTGGTCATGCCCAGATAGGGTGATATCAATCTCATCATCATCGCCAATCTCATGGCCATTCAGGGTGATTCTGACGTCTGAATGCAAAGGTTGGCTCTCAAGCCAGGCATGGAGATTTTCGCCTTCACCAATTCTGTGGCGCTCTTTTGGCATGCCAGGAACGCGCTGAATTTCAATTAACGGCATAATTATAATATTCCACTTTAGTGAAGAGCCTTTCGATGGTTCTTATCTTATCAAATCTGACGTGACTTGATTCAGCTCGGGAGTGATATGCCATGCCATTTATAACAAGCCCTACATGCGCAGGCATGTTGCCAACATAACCAACGAATATGTCCGCTGAGTGAGGTGTATCGCAAAGACTCCAGAACGAAACCTCTTCGGTGAAGCACGTAAAGAAATCCTCATCAGCATCATATTTATCAGTGTGATGTATGTTGATGCCCTTTACATGCAAAAAATAAAGACACACTAAACCCCAGCAATCTACGCGCTCGAAATTACAGGACCTGTTGGACCAGGGCTTTCCAATGGTTATCTCAATGAATTCTTCTTTAAGCATTGACTAGCCCAGGAAATTCATCGGCAGTGTAAATTACCGAAATGTTATTGTTCATCGGATTTTTTATCGTCACGCTAACAGTTACGTCAGTGTCATCCATAGATACGGATGAAACGTAAAGCGTCCACGGCTTAAGAGGCGCATTGGGGTCGATAGCATCATAACGCTTGTATGTACACGTTATCGGCGAAACACGGCTAGCACCGCGCCACAGTTTCAGCTTCTGTTTGAAGTCCTGAGCCAGGCGCGAAAACTTAACGGTCGCCGTGATTACGGGTGTATCGCTCTGCTGGCTCGCAACAACATCCATCCTTACTGGCTGATACTCCTGACCTTCAAAAACCATAACCTTCTGCTGGTTGGCAACAAGATAGATGGTGCCAAATGATGTGTGGCTGAAGCTGATAGTGTCATACATAGCCCGGGTTGGGCGTGTCGATTTATACTCGCGGAATGTCGGCATTATGCGGCCTCATATTCGGGCAGGTCACGGTTAACAATCTCATCCAGCCACGAATACCAGTCAGGCGAAAGCTCAATAATGATATCGTCAAATTCGTCATCGCTGTTCTGAAGCTCGCGCGCCACGACAGTTGCTGCCCATGTGACAGTGCCACCATTGATTGATGTCTGAACAGGGTAAGAGGTGAAATGCAGCTCCTGCTCCTGTAAGCCACTCCCGCCGATGTCCAGCGGCATGGTGAACCACTCAACGCAGTTATCAAGATAATCAGGGCTGCGAAGCCATAACTGAAATGCACGCTCCTGCTGGAGTGTAAAAATCCAGCTCAGACTCCACTGTGTTTTCAGGTCATCCGTCAGCTTTTGAAAAACTGGCGCACCAACAGCAGGCTGGTCAGTGCGAAAGCCTGTGTCAAATGTCATTTGCTTACTGGCGCGCTGAGCCAGCGGGAGCCATGATGGGTAAGGAATAGCCATTATTCTGTCGCCTTACGTTGAGTGGCAAAGTTGGCTGCGATTGATTGAGACATTGGCCCGCCCTCGTTCATGTCAGAAACAAACGTGCTGATAGTTAGTGAGCCATCGCCATTCTGCTGTGCACTTGTGGTTACGTTTGCTGAGCTATTATTTGTGACGTTATTGTACACCACCAGACCGCCGGATGACTGACCGCTTCCGCTCATCAGGTCACGGTTACTGATTACGGAGCCATTATCGCCAGGAATCATATATTGACGACCATTCGAAGCCTGATAGATTTCAGGCATGCCACCTTCACCGACCTGATACATGCCGCCAGCCGTTACCGGTCCACCATTCTTGCGCTTGCCGGACAAACCTGCTACCAATCCAAAAGCAGCAAGCAATGCCGCGCCACCAACCACCGCCGCCGCACCAAACGAGCCAATAGATGCCACAAGTGCTGCTGGCAACCATGCTGCCATCGTCGTTCCCGCTGCTGCTGTACTGGCTGCTGTAGTGGTTGCAGTTCCAGCTACCGAAGCTGCTGTTGTAGTTGCGATTGCTGATGTCTGCGCGGCTGAGCCCATCACAGCGGAGCGAACCCAGTCAGCTCCCATTTGCACGAATGAATTTACCAGGCTGCTGAGCACAGTGTTTGCCACATTATAAATAGCGTCATTCAGGCTCTGGGTTCCATTCAGCACACCGGTGATTGAGCTTGATACCGTGTTTAGCGACTCATCGAAGGCAGTTCCAAATAGTTTCGCAGCTTCAGTTTGCTGCTTCCACTCGGCCCACATTAGCCCAACACGCTGCTCACGGTATTGCTTTTCAATAGCAGCGCGTGCAGCTTCGGCCTCCGCAATTTTCTGTGGATATGCCATCTTATACTGCTCGATAGTAAGCATCTGCTCTTTAAACTGATTGTCAGCAGCCATTGATGGCTTGGCGGTTTTCTGTATCTGGTCAAACTTACCAGCCAACTGCAACCGAGCTTTATCGGCCTCAGCTGAAGCTCTCAATGCCGCAGCGGTATCATATGCCTGCGCGGCATATTCTCCGGCAAGTTTAATTTGTTCCTGAGTAGCACCCTTGCCAAGCGATTGCTGTGCCGTGAGAATAGCCTGTTCGCGAGAAAGCTCCCTAGTGGTGTCCCCCATGAGCGCAGCTTTAGCCTTTAACTTATCCAAAGCAGCAGCGGCAGATTCAGCCTGAGACTGACCCTTCTTAGTCTCTGAGTTGTTTTTCTTGCGCTCCTCAGTGTTGCGTGCAGTTTCTGCTGATTCGTCCTGTAACTTCTTGATTCTTGCTGAATCTGTAATGCCAGCATCCTCGGCATCATACTGCGCCTGCAATCTTGCCCTGGCTTCGCCTTCCAGTTTTGAAAGCTCAAGTTTTCTCTTGGTTGTTTTTTCAAGCTTCTGTACTTCTTTGGTGTCTCCTGTTCCGCTAACCTTGATTGGCTTGGTTGCTTCGGCATTAGCTTTTGTTACCTTGTCTAGATCGCCAATCAGCATGGCAGCTTTATTGCTGACTACGCTAATGCCTTCTGCCTGCTCTGACCATCCATCCAAACCAATAGCCGCCCATGTTTTAGCGCGGCGGGAGTACATCTCGCCGGTGCTTGTTAGGTCAGCCATGCGCTGCGATGCCGTCTGTGTCTTGCCTGCCATGTAATCGATAGCAGATGCCAGGTCATCAATCACGCGAACCATTAGCCCACTTGCACCAGTTGCATCGTTGATTGACTTAACCAAATCAGCAAAAGCAATATTCATGCTGTTTGTGGCCTGGCCAACTGTGCGAGGTAGCTTTTCAAACTCAGCATTAACACTACCGGTTTGCTTCATAATGGCATTAAGCGCATCCTCGGCGCTCAACTTACCTTCAAGCATACGCTTGCGTAATTCACCAACTGAAACACCAAGACCTGAAGCTATCTGGCGTGCAAGCTCTGGCATCTGCTCCAGGATGGAGTTGAACTCTTCTGCGCGAATCGTGCCACTGGCAATAGACTGCCCAAACTGGCGGAGCGCGTTTGCCATTTCTTCAGAGGATGAGCCGCCAATACGGCCAATTTTTTGTAGCGTATCGGTAAGCGCAAGAATCTGCCCGTTTGTAGCGCCAGCAGTTTTTAGCGATGTTGTTAACTGTTCCCATAGCTTTGCGGTATCCTGAAGGCTTGCACCAGTCTGCGAAGCAATCATTGACAGCGCCTGGAATGTCGCACGTCCCTGCTCAGCACTCGGCACAAGGCGGTCAATACGCGCCTGCAATTGCGTCATCGCATCTGCTGTATCAAGAAATGCTTTAGCGTAGGAGATTATCTGGCCAATGGAGATTGCTGCGGCAATAGCACTGATGCCTGTTTTTAGTCCCGATGATGACCGAGCGCCCTGGTCCTGGGCATTCTTCATATCATAAAGCTGACCAGTCAGTTGCCCAATTTCTTTCCTCTGCGCCGCTGTAGCACCCGCACCAGCCCGCAATTCAGCAGAAAGAATTGCTGCACTCCTTGCTCCATTCTTGTTTCGCTCTTCAAGAATTGCAATTTCATTGCCAAGAGCTTCCATTGTTTTAGCGGCCTGCGAACTGTCATTTGCAGCGCGCACAACTGCCTTACCAGTACTCTTTGAGCTTGAATCAAGGTTTTTTAATCTGGCGCTCGTCCTGTCTGCTGAGCGCCCAATATCATCAAGTGCGCGATTAGCCTGCTGAGCACCAGTCAGCAAGTCAGCTACATCAGCACCAACCTCATAGTAAATTCCGCCTGCATTTTCATTAGCCATTCAACTGCGCTCCTTTCTTTTCAGCTTCTTTCTTCAGGCGCTCGGCGCGCAGCTTGTTGCGTTGTTCGTACAGTGAATCGTACTCTTCTCGGGTGTAGCCTTTAGGCTCAGGGTATTTGGCCTTAATCATCATCTGTAACTCAGTCATGGACAAGTCTTCGGCTTGTTCGCGTGTCATACCAAAGTGCGCACGCGCAGATGAGATATATTCTACGGCATGGAATTCCTGAGTAGTTTTCCCAGCTTCAGCATGCCGCTGCGGTTGCTTAAGCGGGGATTTGCCTATAATGCCATGGTCCATAAGGTGGCTAGCCAGGCGAACAATATCACCAACAGGCATTCGGCCCGGCACATATACCATGCCGCGCTTGCCGTTCTTCCAGCCACCTACCATTAAAGTTAAATCTTCATCGCAGCATGACTGCATGACGACCTGAGCGGCACTCAGAATGCTACGCTGGTAGTGTTTTGTGTTAATGGCCTTGGCAACATAAACAGGGACAACGCCACCAAAAACATTCATGCACTGCTCAATGGCGTTGCGCACATCAAGGCCATTGAGCACGGCGTAAGTATGTACGATATCCTGTGGCGAGCCGATGTTAATCATGGCGCGGAGTGACGGCTTGAGGAACCATTGCTTATCATTGCAACCAATGATCATCTCGCCAATTTCGGTCAGTGCGTTGCGCATGCTTTATCCTCTTTTTATTGTCGGAGATTATAACATGCTTGACTCCAGTTTAATGGTGACGTAGATTTAATGCAGTAGATAACTTAGAGGATTGGAAGATGGAAAATTATTTCGTTCTTGGCCTGTTTGTGGTTGCGGCTTTGCTGCTTTACTTTGTGCCTACCATTCAGGCTTACAAGGTTAAGCACAAGCAGCGTAGCTCAATATTTATTTTAAATTTCTTCCTTGGCTGCACAGGTGCCGGATGGTTACTGGCTATGGTTTGGGCCAGCAATAACAACTATGAGGAATAATCATGGACGACAGAGAAATGCAGGCTGACTTTGAGTACTACAGCGCACTCTATGTAGACCAGGGATTCAGCAAAGAAGAGGCTCAAGAAAAGGCAAGGGCGCTGGTTGAGATGATGAGCGGGGAATCTCTGTGATTATCTGGAGCATGTTCGATGGTTCAGGAATTATGGGATTGCCGTGGGCTATGGCGGGTCATCAGGTTTACTGTTTCAACGCCGATGATGCTAACCATGGTGAGTATGTTGTCAAGATGAAGCATGACAATATCCATTATGTGAATACGTGGATTACAGAGTATTTTGATTTCGCGCTTAAGCCAGACATAATCTTCTCTTTCCCGGACTGCACTTTTCTTGCAGGGTCGGGAGAGCAACATGATCGTGAAATTAGTGATATTCAGCATGCTATTGTTCTTGCAAAAGAAGCAAAAAGGCTTGGAGATAAATATTCATGCCCTTGGATGGTTGAAAACCCTGTTGGCAAGTTATCGACAGAGTGGGAAAAGCCGCAGCATTACTTTAACCCGTTTGAGTACGGCGGCTATATGTCTGGTTTTGAGCCAGTGATTCACCACAAAATGCCTGCGCGTGATGGGTACACTAAGAAAACATGCATCTGGGCGGGAAATGGATTCGTGATGCCAGAGAAAAAACCAGTTGAGCACATCGGTTGTTTCTGGGGGTGGAAATCATTAGGTGGAGCATCTACCAAAACAAAGCAGCTTCGCTCACTTACTCCTCGCGGATTTGCCAGGGCGGTTTATGAGGCAAATAAGTAGGCCCCTTTCGGGGCCTTTTTATTACTGCTCAATCAGCATCGCTTCAACGCCAGTGCCGCCAGTAATAGCGATAACACCAGCCAGAAATGCCTTGATGTCGCTCAGGCGGACAAACGATGTCGCGCCATCTGCAATCACGATGTCCTTACCGCCAGCAACGCTAATGGTGCCACCGTAACCCGATGGTGAGATTGTGGTTGCGCTGTCGCCATCAATATTTACCGTTTTTGATGCGCCAGTTTCGTTACGCAGAATCAGAACTTGAGACTGAGTTGGTTTATATACCAGCGTGTCAGATGCAGTCAGCACGGTAACGGCGATTGTGCCAGGCGCACCAGCGCCACGAACTGAGGTGGGTGTGATTGTGGCCATTATGCAGCCTCCTCAATAGTTACAGTCTCAGAAGCGGCAGGGTGAAGCTCCATAGAGAAGGTCACAATATCGTTTGTACCAGCATCGCCGCTCAGCGCAGTAATGGTTGCGTACATAACCATTGTGACCGGGCCAAAACCCAGGCGAACCCACACAGTAGGTTGGCGGCGTGCTTTCAGCTCAGTGGCATAGTAAAGAACCATCCGGCCAAAGCCGTACTCATCAGATTTATCATTAGTGCGAACTTCACCTTCGGCACTAATGGTAAAGTCTGAGTTGGTTACCAGAGATTCCTGGAAGCCTCCGGTGTCATCAGCTTCAGACGTCACGGTGTTTGGGCTAAAATCAAATCCCTTAGTGGTCAATGCGCCTGCATACTTCCATTCAGCCTCGGTAGGCAGAACATCAGGGCAGCCATCTGCAAGCTCAAGTGTGGCATTTCGGCCAACCAGCTTAATAGTGTCATTCGGGCAAATTGCCATATTCAAATCCTCTAACGTTAAAGTGAGTGCTATAGCGCTGAGATTATATCACAGCAATGCACAGACTTGACGGAAGTAGATAAACGCAGTATATTGATTTCAGCCGCAGTTAAGTGACCGACTGTGAGGGTGATTAACCATCATGGCTATTCGGTTTGACGCCTCGGAAAGACGAGGATACAACAGGCAATAGCATTGCTGATTTAATGATGAGCATAGTTAAATCAGGTGAACAGTGTTATTTCCGTTGTGATGAATGCGCAGGCTGATGCGATATATATGAGATAAGCGCCCGGGTTGATCGCCGCTAAACGTGTACATAATAGCCTAAAAATATAGATTGGCACCTAATGCCGGATTTCAGTACCGGCCACCACAACCAAATCATCCCTGCACCACCACCCTTTAGCCGCCCAGTGCGGCATTTTTTTATTCTCCGTACCGGATGAGCAGTGAAATCTGGATTGCAACCCGCTTCTCTTCGGTCTGCATCGGCGTCTGGAGTGGATTAAGCAGGCGTACATACCCCAGGCATGAATCAACCGCATGGTCTTTCACGTACTGCATGATTTCGCGTCCGCGCGTCACAATATCCTTCAGGTCGGTTCCGCCCTGGACGCCAACAACCCACACTGTAGCGAAATAATCGTTGGACAAGTCATCGGTTACAGATGTGCCGCCAGCTGGCTGAATAACAATGAACTTATCTGTAGCCTTCCCGGTGTCGCGCCAGAACATCTCCTGAACCTTATAGCCATCAGTCATGCCTGCATCTTTAAGGTACGCAGTCACGCGCTCTGTCATGTCAATCATAGCAACTCCTCGTGTTTCGTTGATTATACATGTTTGACTTGGTTAAAACATTATTGCATAATTTGCAAATTGAAAAATGAGGATGTGATATGAATACTGTCAAAAACCCATTCGAAGTTATCTATGGCAAAGGTCCAGATGCTGAAGTTGCAGCCATTAAAAGCAAGTTGGTGATTCTGCTGACTGATAGGTTAAGAAGATCAGGCTTAACCCAAAAGGAGTGGTCATCAAAACTTGGCTGCTCAGAATCAGAAATAAGCAGAGTAAAAAACGGACAGATATCAGGTGTTTCAATAGAGAAAATATTAAAACACCTATTTTCATTGGGTTTTTCTCTCAATGCAATCCTGGAGGTTTGTGATTCAACGCCAGTATCAATGCGGATCAATATTAAATGAATAATGCATGCGAATACAAAAGACTATCATCAAGATTGAGATATGAGCCAGATACAGGTAACTTTTTCTGGCTTATTGGTTGTGGAAAGGTAAAGCCTGGTGATAAAGCTAGCTACATTAAAGACTCTGGATACATAACTCTTGGCAAGCGCAGGGTCCCTGCCCACAGGGTTGCGTGGTTCATTTTTTACAAAGAAAACCCACCTGAATTTATAGATCACATCAATGGAGATAGATGTGACAACAGAATTTGCAATTTACGCGCTGCAACAATCAGCCAGAACCAAATGAATAAAAAGAAGGGGCTGTCAAACACATCTGGAGTAAAAGGCGTTCACTTTGACTCATGGTCAGGTCGCTGGCGTGCAGAAATTAAATTAAATGGAATCAAAATGAAAATCGGAAGGTTCACATCAAAAGAGGAGGCGCACAAAGCTTACTGCGAAAAGGCTAAGGAGCTTTTTGGAGAGTTCTGGAATCCTGGTTAAATTTTCATCTCTCGCATTATTGCGCTGTAAACTGATTGCCTGGTGTTTTCGACAGCCTTGTCTAGGAACTTGCTCTCACCATTTGGACCCCAATACGCTCCATTACCATTTGCACGCGGCTGGCCTTTCAGCTTGCCGCTGGCGCTATGCACGTACAGCGCGTAATTGGCAGAGTAGCCAATACGACCGGTAACACGAGTGCCATTCACGTCAATGGCTCGGTACTGACTGTTAATCAGGGTACTGGTGTCAATAGGCGTCATGCTGGCTGCTTCAGTAGCAATGATGATGCTTGCACTGGTCAGCGCGGCCACAATCTTCTGAGAAGAAATCTCATCGACAATCTTATTCAGGTTTTGCTGCGCCTGCTTCAGGCCCATCAGTTTACCAGCCATCACTACCCCGTCAGAATTGCAAAGTCAGGCGGCTCGGTGCGGTCGAACACGTTGCCATAGTTAATCACGTTCAGCACTTCCTGCGCGCCAGCATCCAGCGGGTTAGTCTCGGAAGACACACCAAGGACGATGTAGTCGTGCTCTTTAATGCCGATGTATTCAGTCCAGTAGGTGTCTTTGGCGACGATTTCATTGCCTGACTGGTCGGTAATGACCTTGCCGTTAAATCCATAGTCGCACATGATTGCTACTGGTGCAGAGAATCCACCATCAACCGCCATCGGGTCATCCTCATCTGGCTCCTGTCGATGCCATACGGTAGCTGACTGTGTATAACTCCAATTAGCTAGCGAGGTCAATTGAAGCACCTCCGTGAGCCAGTAACCACCTTGAAGAATGGCTTGGCGCTCTCGTTAGGGTCAGCAACCAAATCACCCGCGCATCCCGCAGGGTCAAGCAGGCGCATCTGGTTGTAGAGAGTTGACCATGGCTTGGTGCCATAAGCGAATGACTGGCTTGCACCCGATGGTGCTGACTGACTTGTGACATAGCGGCCTGAGGTCGATGTGGAAAGAAGCAAAGCTGCATAAAGTAGGATTGCACTCTGTCGGCACTCATCACCAGGGTAATTCAGCTCCAGGCATTCAGTGATTGAATCCAGTAGACACAGAATGCCAGTGGCCTCAATCAGGCTGAATGACACGCCACGCGATGCCAGCGCAGCAATTAACTCATCGGTCGTTGGGGCGGCCATATTTCTTCTCCATACGGGCTTTCCACCACATTTCGAAAATGTTCTTCACCACAAGTGAAATGGCACCAGCGATTGATGCTACTGCTGCCCATTCAGTTATAGTAAGGTCCATAAAGCCTGCCACCTGTGTGATAATCTTTTCCTGTTCGGCTGCCTTAAGTCCTAAACCGGTCCCAATAGAAGCGTAGCCAGCCTTATCGATTATCTGGCCCGCCGTTCCGTTGATCACCTGCTCTGCGGCCTGTCGAAATCCTTCGTTCATTTCTCACCTCGCTGATGATGTATCGCCAGCACTTGTAAATCTGCCAGAGCCCGTAGGCCAGTGCTGCGACCCCAATTAATATGTCCAATTTCGCCACCCCATTTAGTCGCGCACGAAAGGTTGAAGAGATGGATGGCGACCACTAAGAATGCATACTCAGAGTGTAGTGGAGTTTCAACAGGCGTGATGTACTGCCAGGTAAAAGACTCCACCGCAACGAGCCATTCATAAATACACATTGATAGTGAACACAGCGCCAGTTGTGGCGACTTACGCAAAAGCAAAGGCGGAATAAGCCAAATCATGCTTTGCGCCAGGAAATAAATAAACTCCGGGCTTGATGGTGTATTGGTCAGGTAATCAATGATTGCGCCAGCCAGGACATCGGACATAAACAGCGCGGGAAGGAACATGGCAAACGCCAGTCGCCGCGTGTAAATGACAGCACCTAAATACATCAGTGCCACAATGATGTCGAGGCTGGCTGCCATATCAGCGCTTACCGCGACCAGGAGAACGTGAGCTGCCATTTGGTTTGACTGCGGAGCCGCCCTGTTTTGGTTTTGGTGCTGCCGGTTTTGACTGTGCCATTTAATTAAATCCTCTTTATATTGGTGCTGAGATTGTATCACATGTTGACAGCATGCTGGTGATGCAGTAGATTTAGTGTCGTAGATATTAATTATAAATGTGGAGAACAAAATGAAATTGCTTGAGCTGTTAGCGCAGGAATTGCCGAAGCTTGGTGGCTGGCCAAGTGACTGCGAGAAAATTGAAATGTCTGGGATGGGTAAATTATTCGGTTCGCGATTTGAGTACCTTTTTGATGGCAAGATATTCCCTAAGACATGCGATTGGAAGGATGGAGTTGTAACTCGCGAGGAATATGAATCCGCCCTGGCAGCATCAAAGCAGCCTGAATGGGATGGTGAAGGGTTGCCACCGGTTGGATGTGAGTGCATGGTGAAGGGTGAGATAAGGGATGATAATTTTTATAAATGCAAGATACTTAATCACACAATTTTCAGAGGTATTGATTGTGCGGTTTTCCAAACAGATAAAACAGTTAGCGTATGCTCAGCTAAATATTTCCGCCCAATCCGCACCGAAGCAGAGCGCAAGCGTCAATCTACTATTGATGATATTACAGAAACCATAATTTACTTCTATGGAAACCCAAAAGGCGCTGAGTCATATAAACTGTTGGCCGAGCGAATTATTGAAGCAATTGAGATAAACAAAATACCAGGAATCAAATTAGAAAATTAAAACAAAGCCCCTTAATCGGGGCTTTTTATTAGGTCATGGATTGTGTGAAGCAGCTTACAATCGTGGCATTTGTTCCTGAAAGCCTGTTTATCTGGAAGTACCAGCCAGCCGGAACGTCAGCGGTTAACTGGCCACCATCCTGTACTGCCGCGCCAATCATCAGTGATATTCCAACCATTCCAGACTCCCATACTCCAACAGAGAATCCACCGCTTCCACCAGGGGCAACTGACGCAGCGCTTGGGCCAACGCGTAACTCAACCCTGTCATTGACAGTTCCAGCTACGGTGACGGTCTGCGTTGACCTGGCGTTGAGCATTATTTTAAACGGCTTGGTCAGGTCGCTGTGTTGATATGCAGTGGCAACGGCAACTGTACGTGAAGCCATAGCTTGCGGCGAATAGTTTGCTCCATTCGTGCCATTCGTGCCATTAGTTCCGTTGGAACCCGGCAAGCCATCCGTAGCCTGATAAGCTACAGCATAAGCAGTTGAAGTGCTCCCATCAGTGAATGTCAGTAATATTCTCGTCCACAGATATGTGCCTTTGGAAACTGAAGGAATAGTGCTTGTCCAAACACCAGTTGGTGGAGTTATACCCGATGATGACTGCTGGTAAGTAATGCTCTGTGAGGCAATGCCGTTACCATTTGTTCCATTGGTGCCGTTTGAACCATTGCTACCAGCAGCGCCGTCCAGGCCCTGATATGATACAGAGTGATAGGTCAGGCTGGATGCATCGTTCATTGTCTGAGTGACGCGTGTCCACAGATACTGACCCTTAGCAACAGACGGGATTGTCGTCAGCCAGGTCCCCGCAGGCGTTGCCGTCCCGGAAGATGAAGCCTGGTAAGTGACAGACTGTGATGCCACGCCATTGCCATTACTGCCCGTCAATCCGTCCTGCCCCTGGTAGGCGCTCGTATATGCAGTCGAAGAGGTATTGTCACTCAGTGTCGTGACAGTCCTTGTCCAGAGGTATCCGCCTTTTGCCACTGCTGGCATGGTTGTCAGCCATGTGCCTGATGGTATTGTTGCTCCCGAATTACTGGCCTGATAGGTCACTGACTGTGAAGTAATGCCAGTGCCGTTGGCACCAGGTGGCAACGTTAAATTTAATGTCTGGTTTGGTGAATTGCCGGTGATCGTCGCAGCCGCAGGGCCGCTTGTGACGTTACCGATTGAGAGAGTGTTATTGGCGCCATTCACCCCAGCCATAGGAATGGGCAGCCCGAGGTTTAACACCTGATTAGGTGATTCACCTGTAATGCTTGCTGTTGGGGTTGAGCCAGCAGGCAATGGAACTACAGTTCCGATTGAAATGACGTTATTTGGCGCGTTGTTACCATCAGTGCCATTAAATGGAAGTGGTATGCCAAAATTAATAGTCTGCTCTGGCGCTGAGCCTGTTATTTGCACAGTTGGCTGACTTCCGGCTGGCAGAGCCGACACAGTACCGACTTTCATTGAGGCATTAGTGCCATTAACACCATCCCTTGGCGCGGGCATTGAAAAATTGATAGTCTGTGACGGTGAGTTACCCGTTATCGTGATTTGCGGCGCGCTGCCAGATGGCAACTGCTGCACTGTGCCGACGCTAAGCGAGTTTGCTGGTCCTGGGTCACCTTTCATGTCGGCGGTGCTCATCAGATTCTGCCAGCTAGTATCATCCTGATGTTGCCATTGAATCCATCCTGAATTAACCCTAAGATTGACAGGCTTGCCATCAGCACCTGAAATATCAGTTAGTGGAATCAGATTGCGCCATGCTATTTCCCCCTGGTACCGCCACTGAATGTAGCCGCTCCCCTGCTGTAACTCCACTGGCCTGCCGTCTGCGCCTGGTTGACCGCCGCCCCTTCTGTTTGGATATGGCATGTTAATTACCTCTTATAAACGACGACTGATGCAGTAGTTGCGCCCTGAATGCCAACAAAGCGCACGCGCGCCTGTGTGCATAGCCCGTCCATCATGGGTGGCGTGTAGCTACTGATACCAGCAGTAACGAGCGTGGCATTGACGGGAGAGCCAACAGCCGGAAGCCAGTTTAGTGCAACAGGCAGGCCGTAAACAAATATCTGGCCAGCAGTTGGCGTTACCGGATTGCCCGCAGTATCAAAGAATTCAATGTAAGCATCAACCCGGTCAGAGTCAGCCCCCATAAGTGGAGATGTATAACTGACATCTGGTAATGTTACCGGAAGGCGGTTAGAGCCTGTCGTGCCGTTTGTGAGAACGTTATATCGCTGTGCCATGTAGCCCCCTGTTGATGGGTAATAAAAAACCCGCATTAGCGGGTTTAATATATTTCAAAATGCTACTCAGCGCATTAAGATTTGGTCTTTGGTGCTGTCTTTTCTTTCGGAGTGGCAACTTCGAACTCTTTGTCGCCATCAGCATTAACTTCAGCGACTTTTGATTGCCAGAAATCAGGCAGATCGTCATGAGTGAATTCTTCGCCAACCTCAAGCTGGCGCATCACTCCTTTTTCCAGGATGTTAAGCCCGGAGTGCGTCACGCGGTATTTTTTCT